AAGTCTGTCATGTACTCAGGTTCTTCCAGGATCTCTGGCTCTATTGCTACCAATTCAACAATCTCGTTGATTGAGTCACGAAGTTGACCTTTTTGTTCAAACAAGCATTTGCCTGCTATCCCATCAAAGTCTTTTGTAAACATATCAATCAGTAAATCAGGCACTTCAAAATTTGAACCAAAACAATCTACCTGCATAGGTGCCTTTCTTATTGTTATTTTGCCACCATTACAAGGCCCACGTTACCCATGGCGTATCCTAGGAACATGATACCAGTACCAATACCGCCCTTTCTAAATTGATCTAATGCCACAATAAAATAAACTATACCCATTCCTGCAATTAACCAGGTGCTCATGAAAAATCCTCCTTAGCACTCTCTTTATCGCGGACCAATTTGGGTTGTCCTTCAGGGCGCTGTACTAATTCTCCCAGCCATGCTGTAATTTGCCCTTTAGGTCCTAGCTTTTCTAATTGGGCTAGTGATTTGAGCTTTGGAGGCTCCCAAATAATTTCTGGGGCCATACCCTTCTCTACCAAAACGGTGGCCGCCAGGGCCTGATCTGCGATCTTACGGTGGGTTACTGAGGTAGAGAGTTTGTATCCGGGTGGCACCACATTTTCTTCTACTGCTCGGTTGAGTGCAAACTCTTCTACATCATTGACCCAGGTCCTTAGGGTTTGGGCTTTGTGGAGGACTTCGCTGATTTCGTCTTCGCTGAGGAGCGGGGGGTCTTTGAACTCTTGACGGGCGAGCTCTGTGTTGTAGTCGCTGCGGGCGCGGCATTGCGCTTTGGCTTTGCAGAACTGGCACCAGGATCCCGGGAGGAACTCACCTGCGCCGCTCCACGCTTTCTTGGCTTTTGGTTTGACGAAATAGTTTGCCCAGTCGACGAGCTTGGTGATGGACGTCCCATCGCTGCTAATAGAGTCGAGTCTTGGCTGGTGGATGGTGTAACTGACTTCTTTGATGTCAGGCCACTCTTCTTTGAATTTACTCCATGCACCGAGCGCGTAGAGTCTGAGCTGGGTGTTGTCGATTGCGGAAACGGCCACGCCCTTGCCGAATTTAAGGTCGATGACTCGAATGGTGTGTTTAGAAAGAATAACCACATCGGCCGTACCAAAGCCGTCAGGAACCCAGTCACTAAAGTCGACACGCTGTTCAAAAAGAGGCGTGTCCCCCTCACCAATTTGAGAACGAACGTACAATACATAATTGTCCACGTTAGCTTCAAAATCGTCATTGTAGTAGGGGGTTGCTTTAATGATCTCGTATTCTTTTTCATATTCTTCAATTCCTATTTGTCCATAGTAATGACGTAATTTAGCTTCTGCTAATGAGTGGGCCATTGTTCCTTCTTGACTAAAATCGAAAGAACCAGGGGGGCGTTTTTGGTCTGGGAGAGTTGCCTCTAATCTAGCGCTGGGGGTGCAGGATAGCCATCGTTTGGATCCTGATGCGCTTAGGAGTGCATGTGCAGTCATCTTATTCTCTTATTCAGTTGTCATATTTATATTAATGCAAAATCCGAAGAATTTACTGCGAATATTTTTTTAAATATTCTTGGGCGGATTGCATAATTTGTATGGATTCTTTAAAGTGCCCTATTCCCGCGTTACAGTGTGTGCATAACAAGGAACGCACCTTGCCAGTGGTGTGGTTATGGTCCACACAAGGATTTTTATGGGGTACAAAAGGCAGCTTGCAGATATCGCAGGCATTATTTTGTTGAATTATCTTTTTATTAAATTCTTCTAAGGTTATACCATAATTTCTAGTACGTGCCTTATTTAATTTTTCAATCCGATTTTCTTTGTAATACTTTGCCTGACAGGCTTTGCAATATGTTGAAAATCCACCTTTGCGTGTTTTATCGGGATAAAACTCTAAGAATGATTTTTGTGTCTTGCACCTAAAGCACGTCTTCATTGATACTTCCCTCAAGTAAATTGGTGGACTAGCCAGTTAGGGAACTGGCAGGGGAGCTACCCGATTCGTCCGTTGATGGTACTACTCTTTTAGTGAGTTGATTAACTCTTGAATTTCTTTGTTGAAATCGATAGTGACTTCTTGTTTTACTGTTGCTTTGACTTCACGATTGTCTTTGTAATCCTCGGGGTACTGGCCCCGTAATGCGATCTCAGCGACACGTGAATTAAATCCGCGGTTATCAATATTTGCCAGCATCATATTTTCCCAGTAAGCCTGGCCATATGTTGTGGCAAGATCCATCGTCTCAGCAAACACTGGATCATCTTGTTTCCATTTAGCGGCCGTAGCTTTACTGATGCCAACAGCGGCATACATAGCTTTTTGAGACGCACCTTGCTTACCAAGATCTAAAATAATCTCGGCCATCTCTTTGGTAAATGTCTTTTTATTTGCTGGTGATTTTTTGGTTGCCATTAGCAGTTCCAGTTTTTTAATGATGCCTTAGCTCTTGTGGCTGGCCCTTTTGCTTTCTTTACAACACCTTCCATGCGAGCGCAGAACGATGCCTTACGGCCCTTGTCTGATTCTGTCTTTGGGTGGGGTGCTGGTGCTTTTAGGTTGCTATTATTCTTGCGGTTGTATTCTGCACGACCCTTGGCTGTCATACCTGCACCCTTTTCGGTAGGGTTGTATGTCTTTCCTGAGCCAGTGGTTTTGTGGGCGATTGGCTTGTCGTGTTTTACTGAGCCGCCGGTTGCCTTCTTGGCAGTTTTAGCAGACTCAACAAATGCTTGTTTGGTTGGGGCGCCGGCTGTGCCAGGTTTACGCATGCGTTCGCCTGAGCCATTTTTGATGCGCTCTTGTTTAGCGTGGATGTTTGCATATAGGCCGGGTTTGGTTGCCATAATATTCCTTATTGAGTTGGTGCCCCTTGATAGAATCGAACTAACAATTCAAGATTACAAATCTAGCGTTATACCATTTAACTAAAGGGGCTGGTAACGCTTAGAATATTACCGTGGTGCCAGTCAATCGTTTTGCTACTTTAACGACTTCATTATGGCTGGTATCGCTGACAAACTTGTTAATTTCAACGGCCTTGTCAATGATTTCTTCCATGGTAGGAAACTTAGGCGCTAATTCGGATACTTCTTTTGATGTCTTGTTAAGCAAGTCCCATGCAGCCAGGTTGGCCTCATGCTGTTTAACTAAAAGATCCTTAGCGGTGTTGAAAATGGAAAAACGTAATTCAAATGGATTCATATAATTCTCCTGTGTGTATGATGTGTAAGTGATCGTCTTTCCGATCTGCCAGGGGTCAAGTCACCTCCCCGTACTTGTGGCGTCCGAGCGTCCCCGGACAAATGCGGGGTGGCGTTTTAAGTCACCCGCGAGGAGCGCTTCACAGCGAGTCCTATCTATATTAATGCAAAATGCCTACCGAAAGCGCCCTAATCCGGAATAATGATTGTTCTTTTGGGCTTTGATGGCACCGGGGTATCCATAGCCTTGCGCAGATGAGGCAAAACGTCATTGAGCATCATCTTGGCCATTGCTGCGGCCTTTTCTTGATGCTCAATTTCCTGCTCTGCCGTTGTGCGTTTAGCTTTACGCTCTACCTCCGCGATGATGTCATTGCTGACACCGGCGCGTTTAAGCAGTTGCTTGAGGTTCATTAGCTGGAGTCTCCGTTGCAGCATTAGCGTTTAACGCATCAATCTGTGGCCCGCATTGTGATTGAATTGCGGCAATAATGTTTGCCAACAAAACAGTGGGGGTTTGGAATGGTTGGTTTAGTGCATTCAAAATGCCATTGATATCACCTACTGAAAATTTCAATGTCATAATCTTGTCTGCTAATGGATCTACTGGAGTTGCTTGGGTGTCGACTGTATCAGTCATTTTTACTTCCTTTCTTCTTTGGTTTAATTGTTACATCTGAATCGGGTACTGCATACTTATTCGTAAATGCGCCATTTTTAATCATCATCTCAAAACCATCCCATAGGCGCTGGATTTTTAAATCGTTGACATACTCGATGCCTTGTAAACGGTTTGCTAATTCGTCTTCATCAAAGCCCTTTACTGGGCGGTCTAAATGTTGGCGAATCAATTCGGCAATCGCTTCATTGGTTTCCCATAGTTTGATGATGTCTTGCTCTAAATCAAAACGATCGTATTCGCTAAAAAATTTCACATGTACTCCGGCAATTTAATTTTAGAACACTGCGCTGCGGCCACAGTGACTTCGGGTTTAAATGGCAAAGACTCAAATTGTTGTTTAGTCATTAAGCATTCTTTTTCAGTGATTGGCTGTGAGCTTGTTAAAAAATCACATTTAACACCAATGCACATAATTGCAACAAATATAAATTCGTTCATTTCATTGCCTTCCTTGCTTTTTTAACTTCTGCTTTAAAGTTATACACATACCATTCTGCCACAATTTCTAAAGCTGGTATGAGTTTTTCCCACACTTCTATATCATCTTCATGATACACTAATGGGTTTTTCTTGGCTGTTTTTAAATCTTCTGTCAGCCAAATATAAGTATTTACCAACGCAGCTCCGATGATTGATTCTACGCAATCATCATCAATTTCAATTTTCACTTGCCGCACTCCTGTTCGTGGTTAGTTCTTTTTTGGATTTCTCGTTCAATATACCAACGCGCTTTGCGCAAATCTTCCATGGCATCATTTTTTAAATCCGCGCGCCAAATATATTTGATGGCGTTGCCTAAATTAAAACCCATATGCTCAGTAATTTGAATGCAATCAATTCCTGATGGATGGCTAGTGTAGTGCTTAGGCTTGTTCACTGCGTCGTGCATGTTTTCTCCTTAGCTCGCTTTCCACTGCCAGTACTTCTTCTTTAGTTTCGCAAACCCATAATGTTTGAATGTCATTATACATGCTCATATCGATATCTTCAACACCCGTAATTGTCTCAAATATTGGATAGCCCTTGTATATGCGCTCTACTATAAATGTGCTCACAACTTTAATTCCTTCTTGATAAACTCAACACCTTTACTAAAATGATAGCGCCAGTATTTTTCCGTTACGTTGATATCTTTGTAGTTTAATCCGTCTAAAAATGATTCTAAAATAAACTGTTCTTTTGGGCATAAACGACTGGCAATTAATCTGCGAATGTCTGCAACATCATCTGCATCCCAAGGCAACCAATCTTCCGCCATCCATGGATTACTTTCAGGAGGTGGATCGTCTTTCTCTAATGGGTCAACGTCTTCATCGGATAATCTGGGCGCCACAGCACTGATTTTGTATTTTGTTTTTGTTCTTATTTTCATACTTGCGTGTCAAAAATTGCTGCTGAATAAATGTTCCCCATACCGGCGGCTAAACTTAAAATTGTGTGCTGCCCTGTTGTCTCTAACGGATAAGATAAGTACTGATGATCGCGACGTGTCCGATTGGCAATCGCTGGTACTAGACCTTTTTTCATACTGTCTAATAACAAACACGTCTCTAGCAAACCTGACGCGCCCATGGTGTGGCCAATCGTCGGTTTAAACGCTGTGGCAACAAAATGATGATCAAACAAAGTCTTAAGCGCATTACGCTCAGACGCGTTGTTTGAATGCGTGCCAGTGCCATGTGTTTTTACTACATCAATATGGCGTGGACTTAGATTGGCGTGGCGTAACGCACCATGAGCTGCTTTAATAAACCCTTCGCCATCTTCACGCTGTCCAATTGCATTGGTAGCTTTTTCTGATGCGTTGTACGAGCTTACCAAACGAGCTGCTGGATTGCTTGCGTGGCTTTCGTTTTCAAATACTGCCAATACCGCGCCTTGGCCAATATGGAATCCATAATTAACACCATCAAAAGCAGACGGCAAAATGCCAGTATCGTCTTGCTCTTTGGTTAATACAGCTTTAGATTCGCCAAAGAATTTAAGTACGGTGTTGGTAACTTGGTCCTCAACTGATAATACTATAACGCGATCAAAGCGATACATCGCAAATAGCATTTGCACATCCATCATAACTTTTAAACTAGATG